TCGCAAGCTTTCACCATTTCATCGTGTGTTTTCTGTTGAGAGAAAGAATGATTTTGGAAACAAAGAAGTTCAGTATAAAATATCAGGCATCTCTCAATTAGATTATCTTGCAGTCTATAAGAAGTTCACATTCAAGAATCGTGAGAGTTATAAACTTGATTATATTGCACAAGTTGAATTGAATGAACGAAAAGAAGATGTTTCTGATTATGATAACTTGTTTGATCTATATGAAAAGGACTTTGAACTTTTCATGGATTATAATATCAAAGATACAGAACTTGTTGAAAGGCTTGATGACCGTTTGAAGTTGATGGAGATATCTCTATCACTTGCCTATTTCTCAAAAGTTAACTTTGAAGATATCTTCAGTCCTATGCGATACTGGGAAAATATTATTCATAATTATCTTTATGAGAATTTTATTGTCTCACCAATTGATAAGAAAGTAAACGAAAAGTCCGAGAAGTTTGAAGGCGCCTATGTTAAGAATCCAATTGTAGGTAAGCATGACTTCCTTGTATCATTTGATTTCACTTCACTGTATCCATACATTCTAAGAACATTCAATATATCACCAGAAACAATTGTTGATATGCGTGAAGATGTTGATATTGTTTCTATATTGAACAAGACACTTGATTTGTCTGAAGAAAAAGAACGTGACTTAACAGTAGCAACAAACGGTGCAAGATTCTCTCGTAAGCATACTGGCTTCATACCTGCACTTGTCAAACGAATGCTTGACTTGAGAAAAAATGCCAAGAAGGATATGATCACAACAAAGCAGGAGATTGAGAAACTGAAAACTGAAAATGCACCTGCTGATGAAATTGCCAATCTTGAAAAGAAGGCAAAGGCATTGTTCAACATGCAACTAGTTGCAAAAGTTGCTGCAAACTCTTTCTATGGTATCTGCGGTCTCAAGTATTTCCGTTTCTATGATATACGTTTGTCTGAAGCAGTAACGTTATCTGGTCAAGCAGCAAACCGTTTTGTAGAACAACGTGTTAATCAATATCTGAATAAGATTCTTGAGACAGCAAATCGTGACTATACTGTTTATATGGATACTGATTCATGTTATTTTGACCTCAGTGGTATGGTCAAGAAGTTTGCACATAACAAAACAAAAGAACAACAATATGAATTTGTAAAGAAAGTTGGCTATTCAAAGTTAACTGATGTAATCAATGATGCAATCGTAGAGTTTAATGATTATTTGAATGTTCATGATCCTGTACTTGATATGAAAATGGAAGCAGTTGGCTCTGGTGTCTTCATCGCCAAGAAGAAATATATCATGTCGATTGTTCATATGGAAGGTGTTGATTATGCAGAGCCTGAAATGAAGATGACCGGTGTTGAGGCAGTTAAATCATCAACACCTGCACCAGCAAGAAAGGCTTTGACTGATTGCGCACAGATCATTGTGACTGGTTCAGAAGATGAACTGATTGAATATGTTGATAAGTTTCGAAAGAATTGGACAAGTTTACCACCTGATGAGATTGCCTTGCCGACTTCTGTCAATGGTATTCGTAAGTATCATATTGAAGGCAATCAGTATAAGCTAGGATGTCCAATGCATATTCGTGCAGCAATCAATTACAATCACTGGATTCAGCGAAAAGAAATTGATATGTACTATTCAGATATCAAAGATGGCTCGAAGGCGAAGTATATTTTCCTGATAAAGAACAACAAAACAAAAGAAAATGTGATTGCCTTTCCAAATAAATTGCCAAAAGAACTTGACTTACACTCAAAAATAGATTATAATACTCAACTAGAAAGGTCTTTTTTATCTCCGCTCAAGATTATGTTAGAACCGACCAAGTGGTCATATGAACGAAAAGCAAACCTGATGGACTTATTTTCATAAAGGAGTTATACTATGTCAAATTTTTTCAATAACTATGCTAAGATGATGAAGAATGAAATGGCTACGATTGTAGGTAAGCAAGGTATGATTGGTGATTGTGATGAATTTCTTGACACTGGATCATACATGCTAAACGCAATCATGTCTGCTGATCTATTCAAAGGTATTCCTAAGAATAAAACAATTGCAATTGCTTCTGATTCTGGTATTGGTAAATCTTTCTTTTGTGTATCAATTGCAAGAGAGTTTCAGCAGAACAATCCTGATGGCTTTGTGATGTATTATGAAACAGAAAATGCTTTTACATCTGATATGTTTGTTGATCGTGGCATTGATACAAATCGGCTGCTCTACATTCCTTGTGGTACTGTAGAACAATTTCGACATGAGTCGACAAAATTTGTAAAAGAATACAATGAATTACCCGAAGAAGAGAAAGTTCCATTCATTATGATCCTTGATTCAGTAGGTAATTTATCAACAGAAAAAGAATATGAAGATGCCATCACAGGTGCAAACAAAACTGATATGACAAAAGGTAGACTTGTCAAATCAGCAATCAGAACACTCAAGATGGAACTATCAAAGGCAGGCGCTCCATTGATCATGACAAATCATGTCTATTCGGAAATAGGTAGCATGTACCCACAAGAAATCATGACAGGTGGTAAAGGTCCTTTGTTTCTATCTGATGTTGTTTTATTTCTATCAAAACGAAAAGATAAAGAAGGTACAGTTCAGATTGGAAACTTTATCACAGTTCGTGCAAGAAAATCTCGGTTCACTCGAGAAAACTCTGCCGTTGAAGTTTATTTGAATTTCAAAACTGGCATTAATAAATATCATGGACTACTACCTTTTGCTGAGAAGGCAGGAGTGTTTCGAAAAATTGGAAATCGGTATACCGTTCAAGACGGTAGAAAACTTTACGAAAAACAAATTATGCAATCCCCTGAAGAATTCTTTACAAAGGAAGTTCTTGATCAAATCAATGATGTAATTAAAGAAGAATTTTCTTACGGTGAATTTAGTCCTGAACTTGAGAAAGAAATTTATGAAGAGCCTTTAGATGATCTGCATGAAGATATAGTTGAAGAAAGGTAAGATATGCAAACAACAGAAACAATGACACTTGAATTTGAAGACACACCAACAGCAGTATCTACAACTCCAAGCCAAGATCAAGTCGAAGTTTCTTACACAATTGAAAAGCTTGATGAAGAATCCGAACGTTGGGCCGTTCGTATTGAAACAGGTACTTTTCGAGAATTTCTTTTTACAATTGAACATATGCGATTGTATACGGAAGATGAAGACGGTAAGGAACTTGTAACTAGTGATAATATGGATGAACTAGTTGATAAGGATGTACATATGGATTTTGAATATGATATAAAATATGTACCTGCTACTTACGTTGACAATTCAGAACCAATCACTGTAAATAGTCAAAAATTTGCGAACAATCAGGAGTTGTTTGAACAGATTGCTCGAAATATTTTGATGGACATTGTTATTAATTATCCTGAATTATACTCTACTGAAAAGGAATAAATGAACACAAAACTTGCTCTATATAATCTAGCGAATAATCGTGACTATCTAAATCGTTGTTTACCTTTTATTAAACCTGAATATTTTGAGGAGAAGTTAGAGCAAAGAATTTTTTCATATATTTCTGAATTTGTCACAGAATATAATACATTACCAAATGATCAAGTAATTGAATATAATGCATCATCTGATAAAAATCTCAATGATAGTGAGCTAGAAGAAATCTTTGAGAAGTGGAATGAAATCAAAGATGTTGATTGTGACAATGTAACAAACGAATGGCTCTACAATATTACTGAAGAGTGGTGTAAAGAAAGAGCCATCTTTCTGGCTGTAAGTGAATCAATTGGAATTATTACAGACGAAAAGAATAAGCACAAGAAAAATGAAATACCTGACCTGCTTAAAGATGCCTTATCAGTATCATTTGATACAAATGTAGGTCATGATTTCATTGAAGATTCAAAATCTCGCTACGAATATTATCATAAGAAAGAAAGTAAAATACCGTTTGACATTGATATGTTAAACAAAATTACAAAAGGTGGTTTCACACACGGTACTCTGAATTTATTTCTAGGTGGTACAAACTCAGGTAAAACTTTGTTTATGTGCCACTTAGCTGCCGGATATCTCAAGCAAGGATTTAATGTTCTTTATATCACACTTGAGATTGCAGAAGAATTGATTGCTCAGAGAATTGATGCTAACTTGATGGACATGAAGATGTCTGATGTGCCTTTGTTAGATCAAGATAAGTACCTAGGAAAGATTGATAAGATTCGTAAGAAAACAATTGGTCAACTCAAGATTAAACAATATCCTCCTGCTGCGGTAAATATCAATCATTTCCGTGCATTACTAAATGAACTAAATCTAAAGAAGAACTTTAATCCAGATATCATTATAATTGATTATTTGGGCATCACAGCATCTGCTCGTATTAAATCTTCTGAGAATTCATTTAGTTATTACAAATCTGTAGCAGAAGAAATGAGAGGTCTTGCAGTTGAACGTAAAGTACCAATCATTACTAATCATCAATTCAACCGTTCAGGTCAATACAATACTGATGTCGATCTTGAAAACATTTCAGAATCGCATGGTATTTCAATGACTGCAGATTTCATGGCAGCCATTATAGTATCTGAAGAATTTCTTGAAGAAAAGAAAGTAATGATTAAACAATTAAAAAGCCGATATAATGATCCAAATTATTATAATAAATTTATGATAGGTATGGACCGTGAGAAGATGCGGCTATATAATCTTGAAGATCAACTTGAGAATGTAATTCTTGAAGTTGATAAAGAAGATACATTCGATTCGAAAAAACCTAAAGTTAACATTGACTTTTCATGAGGAACTATGATTGATTCTTATTTTATTGGACAGCCCAGATTCTTTGCTGATCCACAAAAGATCTTTACAAGGGCAACAATCTGGGATCGAGCAGAGGAAATGAATGAAGATTTGGTGAACTATTGGAACTCAACAGTGAGTAAACATGATAATGTATTTGTACTTGGTGAACTATTTGGTGGGCCAAATCGTGACTTATCTTTTATTGAAGAACTCAATGGACACATTCACTTCATTCACAACCAGGCAGATGTCGAGCATAAATATACCAACACTGAATGGTTTACAACTTTTTGCTCAATGGAATTTTTAGCGGGCGCAAACTCTATTTATCTAACCAATTATTTGGAACACATAAATACTGTAGAGTCTAATATTATCATTTCATCAAGTGATAACACTACTTTACTAAAAAGAGTAAACTACGATTACTGCTATTTTGTAAATCATTGTGGTACGACAAGGCTTATTAAAAACTTACATTCGCCAGTTTTCAATGTTTGTGCTGATGATTGGGGATTTAAGCCAGTATCAATACGAGAAATTATAGATTTATATAACAACTATAGAAGAACTTATACAGATTAATTAACATGCAAAGTTATTCAGAATTTATTTCATCATTTGTTTTATCTGAAAAGAAAAAGAAAAAAGATGATGATGACTTCCTTAGTGATTTAGATCAAGAAGAAGAATCTGATGATGCAGATGCCGGAGAAG